ATGCACAAAAATTTACTTATAGTGTTTGGCTTAAAAGAGGAGTTTTAAGCGTAGATTATTTAGGGTTATTTTCAGCAAATACTGGTGCTGGTGGTGGAGATGGGTGTTATTTTAATAGCACTAATTCTATTAGATTTTATGTAGCTGGAGCTACAGCTGGAGATTTAGTCACTACACAAGTATTTAGAGATTCATCAGCTTGGTATCATATTGTTGTAGCAATAGACACTACTCAAGCAACTGCATCAAATAGAATTAAAATTTATGTAAATAACAATCAAGTTACAGCATTTAGCACAGCTTCATATCCAACTCAAAATTATAATTTTTTAAATTTTAACACATCATCTTATGCTCAAAGAATTGGACAACTTTATACAGGATATTTTGACGGATACTTAACAGAAATAAACTTCATTGACGGACAAGCCCTAACTCCATCATCATTCGGCGAAACAGATATAGTAACTGGCTCATGGGTAGCTAAGAAATACACAGGTACATATGGCACTAATGGTTTCTATTTAAACTTCTCTGACACTTCGGCTCTTACAACTACAACCAATGTAGGTTTAGGTAAAGACTTTAGTGGTAATGCTAATAGATGGACTACTAACAATATATCTATCACTAGTGGCACAACCTATGATGCTATGATAGATAGTCCTACGCTAACAAGTGCGACTGTGGCTAATTACTGTATGCTTAATCCTTTAAGATATGGCACAGGTTCAAGTTCAACTACAACTATTTCAGACGGAAACTTAAAGTTTGCAAGTTCAAGTAATGCTGGTTCTGTTGTAGGCACAATGAATATACCATCAACAGGTAAATGGTATTGGGAAGCAGTTGTTCCTACTCAAACATATAATTTTATGATGGTTGGAGTTATTAAAAATCAAGAGGCATTAGCAAATTTAAATGGTGCTGTTGGTTTATTATCAACAGGATATGCTGTTTATACCTCCAATGGACAAAAATATAATAATAGTGCAAATTCAACATATATGGCTGCTCCAGCACAAAACACAGTCGTTACTGTTGCTTATGATGCTGATACAGGCTCATTATATGTAGGTGCTGGAGGTTCTTGGGCTAATGGTAGTGGTTCCACTAACCAAGCGTTTGCTACTGCATCTGCTGCTTATACAGGAATTACGGGTGATATTTCACCAGCAGTAAGTTTTGATACTGGTAATTGTATTGTAAACTTTGGTCAAAGACCATTCACTTACACACCACCTACAGGATACAAAGCACTAAACACATATAACCTACCTGATAGCACTATCAAAAAAGGTAATACTGTGATGGATGCAACGCTATATACAGGAACAGGTGCATCTTTATCTATTACTAATGCAGGTGCATTTAAACCTGACTTTGTTTGGATGAAGGGAAGAAGCAATGTTCGCAACAATAACTTGTATGATAGTGTAAGAGGAACAACAAAAGAATTAAGTTCAAACTCAACAGGCGCTGAATCTACTAATTCAACTGGTCTTACTGCGTTTAATTCAAATGGTTGGACTATTGGTTCTGATGGTGGTATTAACACCTCTAGCGAAACTTATGTAGGATGGCAATGGCAAGCTGGTCAAGGAACTAATACATCTAACACAAGTGGTTCTATCACGAGTACTGTATCTGTAAATACAACTGCTGGGTTTAGTGTTGTGACTTATACAGGAACAGGTGCTAATGCTACAGTAGGACATGGTTTAGGTGTTGCACCTAGAATGATAATATTTAAATCTAGAAGTGCAGCACAAAACTGGGCTGTTTATCATGCTTCTATTGGGGCAACACAATATCTTCGTTTAAATGGAACTTTAGCAGCTACTACAGATTCTACTTTTATGAATAATACTTCTCCAACGAGTTCAGTATTTTCAGTTGGTTCTAGTAGTGATGTCAATGCAAATACAGGAACATTTGTAGCTTATTGCTGGGCAGAAATAGCAGGGTTTAGTAAGTTTGGTTCTTACACAGGCAATGCTTCTACAGATGGACCTTTTATATACACAGGATTTAGACCTAAATTTGTGATGATTAAATGTTCTTCAAGTACCACAAATAGTGTATGGGTAATTAAAGATACATCAAGAAATTTATATAACACAGCAAATGCAAATTTATATGCCGACCAATCATTAGCAGAAGATACGACTTCTACGGTTAATATAGATTTATTATCTAATGGTTTTAAATTAAGAGGCACATACCCAGGAATAAACGCAGCACAAACTTACATATACATGGCATTTGCAGAAAACCCATTTAAAAACGCTAACGCAAGATAACAGGAGAAAACTATGTTTTTACTAAACGGAAATAGATTAGCAGAGGGTACCTCCTTTTATGATGCTAATGGTACACAATACCCACCACAATGGCTAAATACTTCTACAGAAGAAGAAAAAGCAGCTATTGGCATTACATGGGTAGCTGACCCTGTTCGTGCTGATGATAGATTCTATTGGGATGGTGATATAAACAACCCTAAAGCTCTTGAAGATAAACTTGAAGAAGATGGTTCTACAACTAAAGGACTTAAAAGTCAATTTGTAGTTCAAGTTAAAGACACAGCAGGTAAACTACTTAATGCTACAGACTGGTATGTTATTCGTAAATCAGAGAGAAATGTAGAGATCCCTGCAGAAGTAGCTCTAAAACGCACACAAATCGTTACAGAGTCAAATAGATTAGAAGTTGACATTAATGGTGCAACAACTGTAGAAGAACTAATTACAGTACTTAATAATCAAAATTGGAGTTAGTAATGGTTAAGACAGATGTAGAAGCAAGGCTATCAACACATGAAGAGGTTTGTGCCCTTCGTTATGAACAGATTAATGCTCGTCTTAAAAGGTTAGAACAAATTCTTTTAGGTACAGCAGGCTTTGTTATTATATTTCTTTTAACCCAGTTTGTAAATTTAGCTAAGTAAGATGCTATTAACTAAACAAAACTTGCGTAAACTCTATGCCTGTTTTGTTAAACTACCCCCATTTAATCTGTACCCAATGCCAGCACCTCATAAAGTGGGCTTTGGAGTTATGGATACAAAGGGAGAAGTGTTAGGGTACTTTCACACTTACCCTACAAGAATAGAAGTAGATGTTGCTAATGATTCTTTTTTAAAAGTATCTGAGACCCTTATGCACGAAATGGTCCATTGTATGTTATGGAATAGTGGACATACAGATTATGATAAGCACTCAGTTAAGTTTAAAAAATATTCTAAAATAGTTTGTGAAGAGTATAACTTTAATTTAGAGGAATTTTAATGGATCCAATTACACTATTAGCAGCATTAGGACCTTTAGCTGTTGACTTAGGTAAATCCCTAATCAATAAGTTTATAGCTCCTGATGTGTTTAAACCAGCTACTATAGAACAATATGCTCAAATGAAATCTATTGACTTAGAGTTCTTTAAAGTAATGAATGAAGCAGGTGGAGGTAATCCATCTTACCCTTGGGTAGAAGCCATAGTTAGATTAATGCGACCTATCATAGGGCTTCTTGTGCTTTCTACATGGGTTATTATGCACCTTAATGGTACAGCAACTCCTGAAGTAGATAACTTTGCTAGTGCAGTTGGATTCTATCTCTTTGGAGAACGCAGTTTGTTCTATATTAAGAAGAAATGAAACTAACTCCTAACTTTAGTTTAGAAGAACTTACATTTAGTCAAGTAGCATCAAGAAGAGGAATAGATAATACACCCTCTGCTAAAGTAAAAGATAATTTAGAAAGACTTGCTTTATTTTTAGAACAAGTCCGTAAAGTGGTTAATAAACCCATATCCATAAGTTCAGGATATAGATCAAAGGAAGTTAATGAATCAGTGGGTGGATCTAAGACATCTCAGCATTGTGAGGGGTGTGCAGCTGACTTTAATGTCAAAGGAATGTCTCCTGATGCTGTGGTTAGAGCCATTGTCACTGCTGATCTTCCTTACGATCAGGTCATATTAGAATTTGATAGTTGGATACATATATCTATTCCAACTGTTAAAGGCAGTACCCCTAGGAAACAAGCCTTAGTAATAGATAATAAAGGTAAAAGAAACTTTAACTAAAAGGAAAATATTATGCCAATGGTCGGAATGAAGAAGTTTGCTTATACTTCAAAAGGTAAAAAAGAAGCTAAAGAATATGCAAAGAAAACTGGTAAAAAAATGGCTGCTAAACCTGTTAAAAAAGCTGGTGCAAAGCGTGGCTACTAAACCAGGACTGTATGCTAACATTAATGCTAAGCGTGCTAGAATTAAAGCAGGCTCAGGTGAAAAGATGCGTAAGGTAGGGGCGAAAGGTGCTCCTACTGCTAAAGCGTTTAAACAATCATTAAAGACTGCGAAAAAGAAATGAGTACTCCAGCATGGACAAGAAAAGAAGGCAAGAATCCTAAAGGTGGATTGAATGCCAAAGGAAGAGCTAGTTATACAGGAGGCACTCTAAAAGCCCCTGTTAAAACTGGTGATAACCCTCGTAGGGCTTCTTTCTTAGCTCGTATGGGTGGTATGCCTGGACCTGAAAAGAAACCTAATGGAGAGCCTACAAGATTACTACTATCTCTTAAAGCTTGGGGTGCCTCTTCTAAAGCAGATGCAAAAGCTAAAGCTAAAGCCATATCTAACAGAAATAAAAACAAAAAGAAGTAGTTGACAAATAGCCATACTTATGGTATAATTGTTATATATACTGGGAAAATTACACATGACTTATTTAGAAATTGTCAATAGGGTTTTAAGAAGGCTTAGAGAGCAAGAGGTTGAATCTCTTACTGTTAATACTTATTCTACGCTTATTGCAGACTTAGTTAATGAAGTTAAACGAGATGTTGAAAACTCATGGAATTGGAGTGCTCTTCGTACAACTTTAACTGCTACCACTGCCCCTGACTTATTTAATTATGTCTTAACTGGCACTGGAACTAGATTTAGAGTATTAGATGTTATTAATGATACAACTAATACTTATATAGAAAGTAGACCAGGGTCTTGGTTTGATAGACAGTTTCTTATGGCTACTGTCCAAAAAGCTGCTCCAGCTTACTACAACTTTAATGGTGTAGATGCAAATGGTGACACACAAGTTGATGTATTCCCTATACCTAATGGTATTTATGATTTAAGATTTAATGTTATCCTTCCACAAGCTGATTTAGTACTTGCTACTGATGTTTTACAAATTCCTGCACCTTTAGTTATTGAAGGAACACTAGCTAGGGCTATCTCTGAACGAGGTGAAGATGGTGGATTTATGGAACAAGAACAACGCTTCAGAAGTATGCTTGCTGACTATATTGCTATAGAAGCAGGGCATAGATCTGACGAAACAGTTTGGTATCCTAGTTAATGGCTGGTCCATTAAAAACCACTAGTATAACAGCTCCTGGATTCATGGGTTTAAATACCCAAGATTCAGGGGTTACTCTTGAGAGTGGTTATGCTACTGTTGCTAATAATTGTATTATTGACAAATATGGTCGTTTAGGTGCTAGAAAAGGTTGGGATCTTTTAACAGATCCTATTAATGCTGTATTTACAGCTTCTATTACTACTACTACAATGACTGTGCATTCAGTTACCTCAGGTACATTATCTATTGGTACTATATTGTCAGGTACTGGTATTACTGCAGGAACTACAATTACAGCTTTAGGTACTGGTACTGGTGGAACTGGTACATATACTGTTAGTGCATCACAAACAAGAAATGGTATCTCAGGTACTTACGCTAGAACATTAGCAGTGGTAACAGTAACAGCAACTGCACATGGTCTATCAGTAGGTGATACAGTTTATTTAGACTTTACTTCAGGTACTGCTGCAGATGGTGCCTTTGCAATTACAGCCGTTACGGCAAATACATTTACAATTACTCATGGAACTAGTGGAACTACTAGTGGTAGTGTAACAATATATAGACCAACAACTGCTTCTAATGATCTTACTACAGGTAGTTATTTAGAGTCTATATTTGAATTTAAAACAATTGGTGGATCTATTAGTTATTTATCATCAGGTGATGGTAAATTATATGCTAGTAGTACAACAACTAGCCTTACTAGAAAATATGTATTTGGTGCAGATTCAGGTGGTCCTGTAGCATTAAGTACTCAACCTAACTTTACAGGAAATAGATGGCAGTGGGCTGCCCTTCCTGAAGGTAGTGGTGCAGCTGCAGAATCTTATGCTTTTGCTGTTCAGTCAGGTAATCCTTTCCTTGTATATAGAGAAGGTGGTCATAGTGGTCCTTTTGTATTTCAAAGAGTAGGTACAGATTATGGAACTGCTCCAACTGGAGTAACTACATTTGACCCTGATACAGTATTAGCCTCTTTTGGTAGAATATGGGTTGGTGGACTAACAGATAATAAAACAACTGTATTTTATAGTAAATTACTTGATGGTGCTCATTTTACAGGAGCAGGAAGTGGTTTATTAGATATTGGTGGTGTTGTTGGACAGAATGATGAAATTGTATCTATTGCTCAACATAATAAATATTTAGTTATATTCTGTAAGAATAACATTGTAGTTTATCAAGGTGCTAATGATCCTACAACAATGACATTAGCTGACACTATTAAAGGTGTTGGATGTATTGCTAGAGATTCTGTACAGAATACAGGTAATGATTTAATATTCCTATCTAAGAGTGGTGTTAGAAGTTTTAATAGAACTGTACAAGAAAACTCTATGCCACTGCGGGAACTCTCTCTTAATATTAGAGATGACTTAGTTAGTTTTCTTACTGTAGAAACTTTAACTAATGTAAAGAGTGCTTATTTTGAAAGAGATGCTTTTTACTTAATTACTTTCCCAGGTTCTAAGACAATGGTTTATTTTGATCTTAGAAACATATTACAGAATGGGGCAGCAAGAACTACTATTTGGAATAATAATGCTGGTATAACTTATAAAGCGTTTTGTAGTACAGAAGATAGAAAACTTATTCTAGGTGTACCAAATGGTATGGCAGAATATACAGGATATTTAGATGATACTGCTAGTTATACATTTAGTTATTATACATCTAACTCAGACTTAGGTGCACCAACACAAGAGAAAATGCTTAAAAAAGCTAACTTAGTTGTTATTGGTAGTGGAGATCAAGACTTTGTATTTAAGTATGGGTATGACTATACATTAAATCCTCAGTCAGTCACTATTGTACAAAACTTAGGTACTAAAACATTTTCCAAATTTAATACAACAGCTAAATATAATATTAGTAAATATGCCTCAGCAGGTATTGGTGTTAATTCAATTTCTATGCCATTATCAGGATCAGGCAAAGTAATTCAATTTGGAGTTGAAGCTACAGTAAATGATAATCCAGTATCAATACAAAAAATAGATGTCTATCTTAAAACAGGGAAAATTTTATAATGTCTAACTATACCAAAACCACTAACTTTCTTGCTAAAGATTCTTTACCTGAAATTGATTCAGGAAAGATTATTAAAGGTTCAGAGTTTGATGCTGAGTTTAATGCTTTACAAGTAGCTATAAATACTAAAGCTGACTTAGCTTCTCCTGCTTTTTCAGGTGTTCCTACAGCTGCTACAGCATCAGCAGGAACTAGTACAACACAAATAGCTACTACTTCTTTTGTTACTACAGCATTACAAGCTTTATACCCTATTGGAGCTATTTATTCATCTACATCTTCTACTAATCCTGGAACTACATTTGGATTTGGTACATGGGTAGCTTATGGTGCAGGTCGTGTATTAATAGGACAAAGTGGTACTGGTCTTTATGTAGCAGGAAATACTGGTGGTAGTGCAGATGCAGTTCTTGTAAGTCATACTCATACTGCTACTGTTACTGACCCTGGACACTTACATACATTTAGAGATGTTGCTGCATCTAGTGGTAGTGCAACAGATCCCTATGGTTCAAGTGATGGTCGTCTTGGTACATCTTCTACAGCTACAGCTACAACAGGAATTACTGTAGCAAATAGTACAGAAGGTGTAAGTGCAACTAATGCTAACTTACCTCCTTATGTTGTTGTGTATATGTGGAATCGTACTGCATAAGTGATTAAAGTAGAATATGCTAATCTTCTATATAGAATATATGGAAGTCCCAAAGAAGGTAAAAAAAAGTTTTTAGAAGAGGCACTGACTTGGGAATATTATCCAGTTTATCGTAATAATGAAACAGTAGCTTTATTCGTAGTAAAAGGTAATAGAATACATTGTGGATGTCTTCCTGAATATAAAGGCAAGTGGTTTCCAATGAAGATGTATAAGAGATTGGTTAAGAATATAGTGTTAAAATATGGAAGAGCTGAAACATCTACTTTTCCTGAAACAAAAGAGTTTGTAGAAAGACTTGGGTTTAAGGAAGTAAGTAGGAATGAGAACATTATTAATTTTATAAAGACAGAGGTTTAATATGAGTTTTGTTACAGATGCACTTGGATTAACTGGACAGGATGAACCTGACTATAGTAAAATGGAATTTAAACCTTATTCTATTTCAGGTCCTACTGGTGGAGTAAGTTTTGAAGGTCAATCAGGAAAGGTTAGTCTTTCTCCTGAACTTCAAGCTCTGTATGCTAAATATACAGGAGCTGCTACTGAAGCCTTACCTTCAGCAGAACAAACTGCTTTTGCTACAGATGTAAGTAATTATGGTAGAGGTTTATTTGGTCAAGCTACTGGTATGGATACTAGTAAAATGACTTCTGATTATTATAATAGTGTACAGAATATATTAAATCCACAAAGAGAAATGGAAAATACTACTTTAGCTAATACATTATTTTCTCAAGGTAGAACAGGTATGGGTGCTGGTGTATCAGGTGGTGGTTATATTAATCCTGAACAATATGCTTTATTTAAAGCTAGAGAAAATCAAAATCAACAAATCTTTTTAGGTGCTGAAGATAGAGCTAGACAAATACAAATGGATCAGATACAAAGAGGTTTAGGTTATTATGGTATGGGTAATGAACTTAAATATCAACCTTATCAAACTTCAGCAGGTTTATTAGGCACAGGTGTTAATTTAGCTAATGTTAATAATCCTTATATTGGATATGGATTACAAGCAGGTACAGCAGGAGCTCAAGCCGGTGCTAATATAGTTGGTGCTCAACAAGCTTATATGGATACACAAATGGGTTTTTGGGGTGATTTAATTGGTGGTGCTTCTACAGCTTATGGTGGTTATATGGCAGGTAGAAAATAAGGAGATTTAAATGGCGACAATAGTTCCTGGATTATTTGGTAAATCTTCTGCAGATGTTGCAGCAGAAACTCAAAAACGTATAGATGATTTTCTTAATGTCTCTAGACAAAGGACTGGTCCTGGGTCAGGCAAACGACAATTAGGTGCTTCTTCTGGTGTTCTTTTAGGTCAACTTGCTAAAGGTTTGTTTGGTATTAAAAATGCAGAAGAACAAGCAGCTGCTAAAAATGAAGATATGGCTAAGTACTTTAATCAAATTGTTGATGATGAGACTAGAAAAGACCCTGGTAAATACTATTCATTAGCAGCTGAAGTAGCTAATAAATTTGGTGATTATACTAGAGGAGATCAACTTACACAAATAGCTCTTGATAAAGGTGCTGACTATCAGTATAAACAATCTCAAATTAAAAACAATGAACTTCAAGGTGTTAAAACAGAATTAGAAGTTAATGCATTAAAAGCAGAAGAAGTAGGTATGGTTGCTAATGGTTTTTTAAGTTCCTATACTAAAGCTACAGATGATGCTACTAAGAGTAAGATTTGGAATAATGTTATGACTACTCTTGAGAAAAAAGGAATAGATACTACTATTGCTAAAGAATTACCTATGGATCAACATACTAATTATCTACAAAGTTTAGTTGATGGTTCTGAAAATAGTGCTACTCGTTTTAAAAATACTAAACTTGCTATTGATACACAAACTAAGTATGATAAAATGGAACAAGATAATAAAATTAATGCTGCTAGAAATGAACTAACCAATCAAAAAATGGACTTAATGGTTATGCTTACTAGAGAAAGAATTGGTAGCAATGAAAAAATAGCATTAGAAAATAGACTTAATGGTATTGATAAGCAATTACAAGGTCTAGATATATCTAGTGCTTGGAGATCTCAAGCAGAAGCTTCAAGTAAAATAGGTACAAAAGAATCTGATATGAATACTAGAAAGTATCTTTCAGAAACTGTTGGTTTAGATGATAAAGATATTCCTAAAGCTCTTTTAGATTTTAATACTGTTTACAAAAGTAATTTAGATCAAAAGGATATGGATCCTAAATCACCTAACTATCTTAAACCTAAGTACTCATCTATTGAAGCATTTAATATGACTCAAAAACTTATTGAATCTAAAGTAGGTAAAGAAAAAACTTGGGGTGGTTTAGGTAGTAAGACTACTTATTCAAATCCACCAACTATTACTCCTGCTGCTTCTACAGAAACTCCTCCTGTTAATCTATTAAAAGAAGGTGCTAATACAGCTTTTGATAATGGTCAAGTTTGGTCACTTAAAGACGGAAAACCTATTAGAGTAAAATAATGGCAAATACTTGGAATGTTGTATCACAATCTCCAGTAGAAGAAAATTTAGTAGGGGTTGCACCAGAAATAACTGTAACCCCCACTTCTCAATGGAATGTTGTTAAAGAAGAACCTGCTCAACCTGAAACTAATATAGTTAAGGGAGTTGGAGGTGAAGCTTTAGCAGCAGCCAATCTTATTGCAGAAACCCCTCAGTTTATTGGTTCAGCTATTAACACATTTTTAGATGCTACTTATCAAGGTTTTGAAAGTAGTTTAAAAGGAGCACCTCGTATTGATTGGGGTAAAGCTCGTGAGAATGCTAATAGTTCTGTTAGAATGCTTAACTTTGAAGATGAGTTTAAAAGTTTTGCTGATGCTATAGGCTTAGGTAGTGAGTATGAAAATTCAAAGATTAATCAAGGGTTACAAACTCTTGGTGAAAAGATTGATTGGGTTGCTGAAAAAGGTGAAACTAACTTTGGTATTCCTAAAGAAGGAACTAAACTAGTTATAGATGCAGCAATGATTGTTGGTATTCCTGGTGTGGGTAAAGTTAAAGATGTTGTTTATGATAAACTAACTACTCCTTCTGCTAAAGAACAAATTAAATATGAAACAACTACTAAAGCGGACTTAGGTTATACTTCTCAATGGAAAGTAGATCCTAAAAAGACTGCTTCTGAACAACTTAATAAAGAGATAGTAGGTGAACTTACTGTTCCTAAATCTGCAACTAGTTCAAAAGAATTAGCAGATTCTCTTTATACTCTTACTGATATTAAAAAAGCAGATGAAACTATTGTTGCTCAACTTGAAAGAGAATTTAATAAACTAGGTATTAATCCTGCTTTAAAAGAAAAGTTTAGACGTTATACTGAACAAACTGCTTTAGGTAATGAGCAAATTAGTAGTAATATTCGTCAATTAGAAAAAGAAATTAAAGGTGTTCATCAAGAAAATGCAGCATACTTTCAAGATTCTAATTTAAGATCTGCTGTTAATCCTAATGGTACTACTCTTTGGAAAGACTTTGGATTTAAAAAAGAAGTACTTGATAATAAAAAAAGAATTGAAACTCTTGAATTAGAGATTGAAAAAGAAAAACAAAAGTATAAACAAAGAGAAGAACTTACTCTTGAAGAACAACAAATGTACAATCAAACTGTTGGTCCTCAACTTGCTAAGATTACAGATCTTAACAGATACCTTCATGATGAAGGTTTAGTACCTAAAATTGAATTAGATCCTACTAAGGTAGGTGGTTATGCTCCTCGTTATGGTATGCCTGAAAAGAAATCTGCTTGGCAATATATAAAAGACAAACTTGCAGGAGATAAATATGGTTTAAACCAAGACTTTGCTACTGCCTTACTTCCTTCTGCAGCTAAAGAACGTGCTATATTTGCCCATGAGTTTCCTGATGGTACCCGTAATATTGTGTCCTTTAAAGGTAACTCTATTGTTAAATGGGAAAAAGGTACTCCTAAACAATATATGCAAAGGGCAGGAGAAGAACTTAAAGCTGGGGATAAACTAGGTAGAGGTACTTTAAAAGAAGCTACTTTAGATGAAATTGAATTAAACACTCCATATAGATATTCTCGTAATCTTAGTGCTGTTACTGGTACTAGACTAACAGAACTTAGAGACCTTGCCAGAGTTAATGAGTGGATTAAACAATTTAAAAACTCAGATTACTTTAAAGAAGTAGCTCATGAAATTAAACCTGGAGTTAATGCTCCTCAAGGGTTTGTACGTCCTGAAAACCTTGAAAAGTTTCCTCAATTAAATAATTATGTATTTGAACCTAGAGTTGCAGAAATTTTAAGTGATTTTAATAAGACATGGCAACCTAACTTTTTAACTGAGGCTAGTAATGGTCTTGTTAAAAATATGATGTTAAACCCTTTACCACATATGCACAATGAGTTAGTTCACTGGTTTATTAACCGGGGTGCTAGTGGTATTTTAACACCTAAAGGTATATTACAATTTGCTGAGACTCTTCCTAAAGCTGTTATGGAAGTAATGGATAGAGGCCCTATGTTTAGAGAGATTATGAGACAAGGTGGATCTGTTATGTCTGCTAATGTTCGTAACAATGCTCTATTAGATAAAGCATTTAAAGAAAATCTTACTCTTACTAGTAAAGATCCTAAATTTGTAGAGTATGCAAAACGTTTAGGTAGGTCTCCATTAGACCTATATGAAGGTATCTCTAAGTTTTCTAACAAATCTATGTGGACTGTTCGTGATATTTTATATACACAGCTTGTTATGGAAACAATGACTAAGGGTAAAGTAGATTTACCTACTGCAATTAAGTCAGTAGAACGACACATGCCTTCTTATCGTTTGCCTAGTCGTGTAGGTGAAAAGATATTAGGAGCACAAGTGTCTCGAATGACTGCTAAAATGCTACAAAATCCGTCATTTGTTATATTTGCAAGATACAAACATGGTATGTTAAGTTCTTTACTTAATACTAGTAAAGACCTATTAATGTTAGATCCTAAGGTTAAGAAATCTAAACAGTTTAAAGAAGGTACAGATGCAGCTTTAGCTACAGCAATTGCTATAGGTGCTGTTTATCCTTTACTTGATTCTTTTGCACAAGCATTAACAGGAGATCAAGATTCTAAGGTTAGACGTGCAGGGGTACTACATTTATTTGATGCTGTAGGTGAAATATCTGCAAGTAAGAAAGATCCTTATTCTTTATTGTCTGCTGTTATTACATTTAATCCTACATTACAAGCTCTATTCCAATTAGCTGCTAACTATGAATTATATAATAGACGTAATATCTATAACGTAGAGGATGATTGGGATCTTATAGCTACAGATGTAGGTAAGTATCTTCTTAAAACAGTTCCTCAAGCAGGTGAAACATTACGAGCAACAAGTGAATTTGGTGGTGGATTTAAACAATGGTTAGCTAAACAGTTTGATGTTAAGACTAAAACTTTTGAACAAAAAGCTAGGGAAGAAGATCAAGTGGAACGTAGGAAATCTGCTGCAGAGAATCGTAAATGGGGTGGACAATAAGAAAAAGCCCTTATGAGGGCTTCTCTTTAGATAGTACTAATCGTACTATTAGTAAGTCAATAACTGTGTAGGTAAAGGCATCATCACTAAGGAACTCAATCCCTAGTGAAGCTCCACTAATTAAGCTTAGTTCATATTCTATCATATTTCACATGCTCCTGCTGTACAAGCTAAGGTTTGTTGACCAGTAGTATTATCTTCCTGTTCTAGAAAATCAGCCCAATCTATACGACTAGGAGTCTTTGCTAGTTGTTCTTTATACTCTTCTTCACTACAATCTTCATAAGGTGCTTGTTGATATGTGTGATTAGAGTATGGTAAGAAAGATACACCACTAATTTCGTCAAAGTGCTTCCATACCCATGATCCTACTTCAGGCCATTCATCATCTTTTACTGAAATAGTAACGCTAGGTTTATGTTCACACCAGTGTCTTTGGTATATTAACCAAATTTCTAACTGTTCAATAGCTGTCTTATCATTTCTAAGAATAGCATTTTTAGGTGCTTTCATAGGGAAACTAAAGACTGCTGTTGAATCAGGTCTAAATACTTCATCCTCTACAGATACTCCCATAGATTTTAAGTAGTCATAGATAGGATCTTTTTTATCCATGCGTATACGTCTAATGTAAAAATTATTGTGACGTGCGTGGATGCCACTAGCGGAATCAACCAACTGTGACACAGTACCTGAAGGTTTAACGCAAGTAATAGAAGCAGAAGGTTGGATATCAAATTGCTTTGCATATTCCTCATTTGTCGTCCTAGAGACATCTCTTAACCTTTCTAACAGTTTAGGATCAGGATTGTTAGTAATCTTAGCATCCATGATACCTGTTAAACTAACTCCTAATAGTCTCTCTTCAGACGTATTCTTAAGCCACTCAGAAGATAGAAACTGAAAGTTAGTTAAGGTTGATTGGATAGTTCCAAGTATTGTTGCGAGCCTGACCTTCTTAGTAAGGGTAGATTCGGTATCATTTTCCCGTACAACCACTTCCGTAAGATTACAGAATTGTTTATCACGAAGGATAATCTCTGAGCATGGATTGGTTCCGTAACTGAGAGTAGGATCTCGTCTTCCCCACTTATTTGCTTGATTCTGAGCAGCAACACGATTAAAGATTCCTCGTTCACCTGATTTGGATTTAACCAAACTGAGCCACTCTTCCATGAAAGTTTCACTATCTGGTTTCTCCGTGTATGCCACTGAGTTATTTGCGAGTCCTCTATGTGAATTATCATTATACCATGCTCCTGTTTTAGCATCTCTCATACGTTTATCTGTAAGATTAGAAAGAGAAATAAGAGCAGATCTTCTAACACCACCAACTACTACAATCTCTCCAATCATACACATAATATCATGTACTTCAATAGAATTTAGTTTACGTCCTACTGCACCTTTAAATGTGTGTACTACAAACTCAAACAGTTTCTTTAAAGGTTCAGGACCACTAGCACGACCACCAAACACTTTAAGTCTAGCCCCAGCTGGTCTTACTCTACTGTAATCAAATGTAGGTATATCACCTTCCCAAAGGGATGATACTAGTTTCTTAAAGGCCTTAGCCCATCCTAGTTTACTATCTTCAACTACAATTACATCATCACATTGTTTTAATTCAGAAGGAATCTCTGGTAGTTTAGCAATCTCTTGACGTTCACAAGAGAAGCCAACCCCTGTACCGTTCATGAGTATATATAAAGCTTCACTAAAAGCACGTTTATTATTAACAGCAAGATAAGAACAATTATAAGCAGCGATGTTATCTCTTTCACAGGCCTCTCCAGCACTCATTAAAAGCCTCATAGAAGGCATTACTTCTAACTTTAAAACAGAATTGTGTAGTTCATCCCAAGTATTTGTATCTAATGTTACTTTAGTTTTAAGGTAATTAGTAAGACGTGTTACTGTTTCTTCCCATGTTTCTCTGCGATTTTTTTCAGGAATGTAACGAGCATACCTGCTCATCGCAATTACTTCCTGGTAAACACTTGGTAAACTACTCATATGTATCATAATCCTCTAGTTCGTTGTTTATTTCTTTTGACAACCTGTCAAAGTTGTCTTCTATTTTGTCTTGAAAAGAATCAACTATCTCTTCTGATGTAAGATTAAGTAGTTCCATTAACGTTATTTCGTCTAACTTCTTTAAATCTTCACACAGTTCGTAGAATGTTCTATTCATGCTTAGCTTTCTGATGACA